CTTGGCGGCGGTACGGTAACAACCAGCAACCCCGTGTTGAACATGACGCAGACTTGGAACGCGTCGGGAATTACGACAACTGGTGCCAGCGGTACGGGAACGGTATCTACTCTTACGTTTGCGACTCAATCAACTGCATTGCCTGTTGGAGCAACCATTTCCGTAACCGGAGTCACTCCAAGTTCATACAATGGAATTTTTGTTGTTACTGCATCAACAACGACTAGCGTTAGTTATGCAAATAGCGCGTCGGCATCACAAACCAATGCGGGTACTATTCAATTAGTAATGACCGGCGCTTTGTTGAATATCACAAATACAGCTAGTTCTGGTTATTCAGCATTGGTGGATTTGCAAATTGGTGGGACAAGTAAATTTAAAGTTATTAATACATCAACTCAATCTCTTGTTGCATTACCTGCAACTGGAGGTGGTATTGCTGGATATACATTACCTACAGGATTTTCTAACACCCCTGGTTTTTCTTGGGTTGCTAATGGAAGTGCATATCTTTCTTCCACAAATAATACTTTGACGTTACAAGACAATTATGCTGGCATTCATGCTTCAATCGTTTTGCGTCTTGACCAAGGTCAGTACACTCAGTATTTAACCGTTATTGGAAATGCGAGTTTGCAATTAGGAAACGCAAACGCAGCATCGCCAGTAGCCCAGACGCTATCCGTCCAGTCCGTCGTTGCCGGTACGAGCAATACTGCTGGAACCAACTTTACGATAGCTGGCTCACAAGGTACTGGTACTGGTGCTGGTGGCAGCATCATATTCCAGACTGCTCCTGCTGGTAGCACGGGAACGAGTCAGAATGCTTTGTCTACTTTGCTCACGTTATCGTCTGCTGGCACAGCAACGATTTCATCTGGTACACAAACGACATCTGTACCTGCTTTGAGCATTACTCAGACTTGGAACAATGCATCTACTACATTTGATGCGCCGTTCTTAATGAACATCACAAATACTGCGTCTGCAAATAACAGTAAATTTGTTGATCTTCAAATATCGGGAACAAGCTATTGGTCTATACGATCTAATAACCCTGCGCCGTACATGTCAATTGATAACAACACAAACGCAGGAACGTACTACAACATTGCTGGATATGGCGGCAATGGCATGCAAATGTTTGTTGGAACCTCGCTTGTCGCTTCTACTGCTAATACGTCGGTTGGATTCAATACAAGCAGCTCAGTTTCACCATTTTTGTTTGCGGCAACCGGAACAGCAACACTTGCCGCTGATCCTGCTAATAGTAGATTTTCATTTGGCACCGCTGCCAATTCTTTTGATTTATTCCTCACAAGACGCGCCGCTGCGAACATACAGCATGGAGCTGCCGATGCCGCCGCTCCCGTAGCCCAGACGCTATCCGTCCAGTCCGTCGTTGCCGGTACGAGCAACACGGCGGGTGCGAACTTTACGATAGCTGGCTCTCAAGGTACTGGTACTGGTGCTGGTGGCAGCATCATATTCCAGACTGCTCCTGCTGGTACTACAGGTACAAGCCAAAATGCGTTGACGACGGCGTTGACGATTGCAGCAAGTGGAGCGGCAACTTTTTCAAATACTCTTTCGGCAAGTTATTTGAGTTTACCCGCAAATAATTCGGTTAACTGGGCTGGAACGCCGGTTTTAATCACGGGCACTTCAGCATACGCGTTATCCATATCCGCAAATTACATAGCGCATTACGGCGTTGGAAACCTTAATTTTCAAACCAACACCGGAACTATTCAGTTTCAAAGCGGCGCAACAACAGACGTTACAACGACGTTCAAAAGCATTGCATCTCAGTCTACCAATCTTTCGGTTTGGGTAAATAGCTCATCAACAGTTGGCGTTGCTATCACAGGAAGCACATCGGTTCCAATGTTGGTTACTTCGGCATTGACCTATGCAACGCTTCCGTCTCCATCAGCAACGGGAGCCGGTGGACGAGCTTTCATTACCGACAGCAACACGCAAGCCACTTCGGCCAACTTCGGCGCAACGATCAGTTCGGGCGGCGGCAGCTATAAAGTTCCGTTGTGGACTGATGGAACTTCTTGGTATATCGGTTAAGGAATCATCATGGCAAACACATATCAAACTGCTTTCAATAGCCTTCAGTCTTACCCAACCTATCAGGGGCAGACTAATTGCGTATTCTCAATTAAATGGGTCATCAGCGGGACTGACGGCAACGGTCACAACGCAGCGGCGTATGGGACGACTGAAGTGCCGTACGACCCCGCAGACCCGTACATTCCGTATGACCAGTTGACCTTTGACATCGTATTGGGTTGGTATAATGAGTACACACCTGCTGATACGATTACGGCTGCTGAAGCACAGATTGACGCGGACATTGAGAACCAAATCAACCCGCCAACTCAGTCTTTGCCGTTGCCGTGGAATGCGCCAGCATCGCCGTCAAGTAAATAATTGTTTCCCACAACTACGTCCACAGGAGGACGCAAATGCAAATTGAATTGAACCAGAACGAAGCACAGGTACTGCTCAACCTGATTGACATTGCGGTGAAGTCCGCAGGTCTTCAGGCAGCGGAAGCTGGACTTCATTTCCAGAAAATGCTGTCAGCGGCACTGTCTGCTGACATCAAGGCAAATGAAACTGCCCCGGTAGCCGAGGCAGCGTAGGTAGCCAATGCTTGGGTACGTAGCCCTATCTGAAAGCACAGTATCAGATGTTACTTATCAGTACATCAATACGGCAGGTGGCGGCTACGTATCCATTTCCGAAAACGCGATCTCATCCTATTGGGTTAGTGCGTTTGTAGGAGTTACCGCCGTTGCGGCGACGGGTGTAGTTGAATCGGTCAATTATGAAGCCGACGCCAATGTTTCTGTTACCGCCGTAACGGCTACCGGCGCGGTAAAGTCTGTTACCGTCTCTGAAGACGCCAACGAGTCTGTTACCGGCGTCACGGCTACCGGCGTCCTTGGTATACCCGTTGAAGTTGTTACCGAAGTCATCCCCGTCTCCGGGGTTGTCGGCACGGTAACAGTTCAATCGGTCAGCGTTGTAATCAGTATTGCTGTTACCCCGGTTACGGCCACGGGGGTAGTTAAGTCAGTTACGGCGACGGTAGCAGTTGATGAGGTAGTTACCCCAGTCACCGCCGTTGCTGTGCTGGAATCGGTTACAAGTCATGGAGATGCGAATGTCATCTTATCTGGACTTTTCTGTAAAGGGTATATTGAATCGGTCAACGTCTGGGGTATCATACCGACCAACGAGACTGCGAATTGGGTGCCTGTATCCGATTCGGAAGCCGCAAACTGGACGCCGGTCACAACCGCTGAAACACCCGACTGGGTGCCTGTTGCTGCTTAATAGGATACAGATATGTCTGATACTACCTACTCGACCAACCTTGCCCTGACGTTGTTGGGGCTGTCGCCAGACGACGTTTGGGGTGGTACCACTAATAATAACCTCGGTACCCTGATCGAACAGGCTATCAGCGGCTACGTCACGCAAAACTTTACCGATGCAGACGTGACGCTTGTCATGTCGCCGGGAACTTCGGCTACCGCTCGCAACATGTATATCGAGTGCACGGGAACAAACACCGCCACTCGACAACTGATTGTCCCGCCGAATAAAAAGCTTTACTACGTTTATAACAACACAGCGGCTGTGTCGAGTGCAACGGCCAGCCAGTGTTCCATCAGTGGCACGACACTGACTATTGGCGGCACGATCACGGGGACGTTCTCCGCTGGTCAAGTGATTAGCGGTAATGGCATTGTCAACGGTACAACAATTCTTAGCCAGCTTAGCGGTACTACAGGTGGTGCGGGTACTTATCTAGTAGATACTTTTCAAACCACATTCGCTACTTCTACAGCAAGTTACATTTCAGGTACGACATTAACTGTTGGTGGATCTGTTACTGGTACGTTCGTTATTGGGCAAGTCCTTGGCGGTACCGGCGTTACTACTGGTACGACAATCACCGGCTACCTCACGGGTAGCGGCGGTGTAGGAACGTATACTGTTACGCCGTCACAAGGGCCAGCAGCGGCGTCTGCCGCCAATTTAATCACCGGCACAAATCTTGTAATTACTGGCCCTGTCAGCGGTACGTTTGCTGCTGGGCAAATTGTTTCTGGCCCCGGTGTAACTGTACCAACAACAATCGTCAGTCAATCTAGTGGTACTACCGGCGGTGCAGGTACATATGTCATCACGCCCACACAGCAGCCGCCTTCAGCTACGTTAGCATCAGTCGCTAGCGGAGTGCTTACTATTGATGCGGCTGGAACAAACACCGGCACGTTTGCTATTGGGCAACAAATAGGTGATAGCTTCGGCATATTGTCTGGTGTTGTTATCATTGCATTGGGCACCGGTACCGGCGGTGCAGGTACGTACAATGTTAGTGGAACGCAGACGCTACCTACCGCTACCACATGGTCGATCAGCGGTACGTCACTTACGGTCAGTGGCACGACTGGAACATTTGGTATTGGGCAAGTGTTGTCTGGCACCGGCATTTCCGCAGGTACAACCATTACTGCGGGTACTTCATCTCCATACACCATCAACAATTCTCAAACTGTTAGTGGTACAGGCACGTTAACAATTTCCGAATATCCAGTTTCGGTTACGTCTTACGCCATCACAGCTAATCTACCGACCTCGATTAATTCACAACCTGTAGGAATTACAGGCGCACTTCCCGGTGACGGTTACGGCATATTCGTTACGGCTGATGGTTCTACAGGCGTTACGGTGGCTCGCGGGTCAAGACAAGTTCTTGTTTACGACGGCACGACTGTTGCTAGCGCATTGACTGGAATATCTTCTAGTGGATCTACCGCTACAAACATCCTTGGCGGTGCTGCGAATGAAATTTTGGTTCAAACCGGTACTAATGCTACAGGGTTTATTACGGCTCCATCTACGGCTAATCAGTTTTTAACTTGGACGGGATCCGGATTTGCATGGGCTACTGGCGGTACAGGTGTTACTTCATTTAATGGGCGTACAGGCGTTGTAACTCCACAATCCGGTGACTATACCGCTGCCCAAGTAGGCGCTATCGCGCTCACTTCTTTTACTGGTTCAAGCAATCAACTTTTAGCTAGTAGAGGGTTTCAAAAAATCCCCGGTGGGTTGTTAGTTCAATGGGGATTTCAAACTATTGGTAGCGAAAACATTTACGGCCCGTTTACATTCCCTACCGCGTTCTCAGCCAAACCATGGTCGATTGCCACTACCATTACGATGGTATCTACAGCTCTGAATGTTAATTACAACGTAGCTGCGTTTAGTGATACGTCTGGCACTTATGCGACTACCGCAAGTCAGTTTTATATTTACAGCAATTACGAAGGAGGAGGCGGCAACAATCCTACTGGGTTTTACTGGATAGCTGTTGGCCCAAGTTAATATGGACTATGAAGAAAAAGTAGACGACACATCAAAGAAGCTGGACGTGCATCTTGCTGAATGCGCATTGCGCTATCACACGATAGCCGACTCCCTTGTTAGAGGCGAGAAGGTAATGAACCGGTTACAGCTATTAATTGGCTTGCTAGCGGTTATGGTGTTACTTGGCCCCGGCTTTGCGGCTGAACTACTTAAGAAGTTTATAGGGGGCTAAATGTTCGATTCAAGCAAAATAGTTCCGATGGTATTCCCAGTCATGGTTGCTGCCGTAGGCTGGATGATCACCTCTGTTACTTCTATGCAAAATGAATTGGTTGATATTCGTTCAAAGATGCCAGCATTAATTACACCACAAGGTGTACCAACGGATAGTCCAATTTCTGCTGAAGCAAGAACTAAATTGAAAGAAGATTTGAACGAAAAGCTAAACGCGCTTTCAGTTCGTATTACTTTGCTTGAAGAACGGAGCAAGGATAAAAAATGAATCTTTCTTGGCTTGCTCAATTAGCTCCTACAGTTGCTACTGCGCTTGGTGGCCCTTTGGCGGGTATGGCTGTTGAGGCCGTAGGTAAAGCTTTGGGTGTGCCACCTGATGATGCCAAAAAGCTACTTGAATCGGGCAAGATGACTTCAGATCAAATCACGCTTATCAAACAAGCTGAGATCGCGTTACAGGCACAAGCCCAAGAACTGGGTTTAAACTTTGAAAAGTTAGCAGTCCAAGACCGCGCTTCAGCCCGTTCCATGCAATCCGAAACTCGCTCATGGATACCCGGCGTTATGGCTTTGGTGGTGACTATTGGGTTTTTTGGAATTCTCATTGGGTTGATGAGCGGCAAAGTGACTGCTGGGCCTGAGATTGAAATTATGCTTGGTTCATTGGGCACTGCTTGGACAGGAATTATTGGTTTCTATTTTGGTTCATCTGCCAGTAGCCAAAAGAAGGATGAACTTATTCATCAATCAACTCCGGTGGGACAATGATTAATTCTCGTAGCCTTGATGAACTTCTTTTGCCGGTACGCACCAAGGTAGACGCCTTTATTGCATCGTGCAAAAGCGAGGGGATTGACCTCCTTGTTACCTCTACCTACCGCGACATTGAATCGCAGGAAGCGCTTTATGATCAAGGACGTACTACGGAAGGAAAGATCGTCACTTACGCTCGCGGAAACCAGTCTTTTCATAATTTTCGTTGTGCTATCGACATCGTTCCTCTTGTCAATGGTAAGCCTGATTGGGATGGTTCTCACCCTGTTTGGGCAAAGATCGGATCACTAGGTAAGGCGGCTGGCCTCGACTGGGCTGGCGAGTGGAAGAGCTTTAAAGAGCTGGCTCATTTCCAGTACACGGGGGGCTTGACCCTCGCAGACCTGAATGCCGGTAAAACGGTTGTATAAGGAGTAATCATGATGCTTGGATATATCGCTGCTTCGTTCGTTCTTGGTGCCATTGGTGGCTGGCTGGCTTGCCAGTCTTTCAAACAAAAAGCTGATGCCGCTGTCAAAGTGGCCGTGGCCGATGTTACTGCCGTCAAAGCCGACGCCACCGCTGCGGTTGATGCCGTCAAGTCCGACGTAAGCAAATAAGACTAGGCCCATGCCGCTTACCAAAATCCCATTCAAGCCGGGGATCAATAAGGAAGTCACGGAGTACGCCAATGAAGGCGGCTACTACGACTGCAATCTTATTCGATTCCGTATGGGCTATACGGAAAAGATAGGCGGCTGGGCCAACACCAATTACGCGGCTAACCCTGATTCTCCATCGTCGTTCACGTTCAATGGCGTGACACATTCATTGACGAACTGGATCAGCCATTCTGGTGAGAACTTGATTGGCTTTGGTACGACCCAAGGGTTTTACGTACAGGATGGTATCGGCACTGCGTATCACGATATTACGCCTACGGCGCAAGTAGTTAATCTACCCGCTGGTTCGTTTACGACCACTATTCCCGGTAGCCCAGTACTCGTTGTCAACTCGCCCAGCAACGGTCTTGATGTCGGGGCTAGAATTTATTTTGCCCCCACGTCGGGTACTAGTACGTCAATGACGATTGACGGCGTGACTGTTACGTTTGGTACACAGACCACGGTAGGTGCGCAGTCCTACACTGTTATTAGTGTAGCTAGGGACACCACACAAGTTGCTGTGACTGCAACCGGCACCGGATCAGTCGCTACCCTGACGGGTACGTTTGCGGTAGTACCAACTGCCGGTACGTCCATCACTATTTATGGATTGACGGTAGATGGCTTCAATGGCATCTATAATGTTATTACAGCCAACAGTACGACGATCACTTACAACAATCCGACTACTGGAAGTGCTACTGGCGGGACTGTCGTGTTCCCGACAGACTCGTACAAAATTATTGGTTCTGGTAGTGCGTTTGCTGGTGGTGTAACCGGCGGCATCGCAGTTACGGCTACGTACTTGGTCAACTCGGGCAGTACGACTGTTTAAACAATCTATGCTTGGGGTCTTGGTACATGGGGTCTGGGGCGTTGGGGTTTAGGTCAGCCACAAACGATTACGTACAATAATCGACAGTGGTCGCAAGCCTCGTTCGGCGACGATCTCATCATGTCGATCCAAGGTGGGCCGATCTATTACTGGGTCAAGAGTACCGTCAACTGGACACCGGCAATCACACTTGCCGAATACGCCACGACCCAGCAGTATCAGACGATCACCACCACGGACGTAGGTGGCGTGTTTAATTCAAACACTTTCACCGTAGCGTTCAATGACTATATTTATCCGGGTGAGGTTATCTCGTTTGCCCCCGGATCCACAGGGTCGATCCCTGCGGGTACGACAATATTGTCTATTTCCGGGCTGGTTGTCACGGTCAGCAATCTGGTAACGATCCCATACAACTCGACGTTGAACGTCAGCTATTCGGGTTTGTACGTACCTACGCAAACCAACAAGATCTTCGTATCTCCGGTGTATCAGTTCGTGATTGCACTGGGTGCCAATCCTTACGACCCCACCAATGCCAATTCGACCTTTGATCCCTTGCTGGTTCGCTGGTCGGATCAGACTGTACCTGAACAGTGGATCCCTCAAGTATCCAATCAGGCGGGGGAACAGTCGCTGGGTAATGGTTCGACGCTTGTAACGGCAGTCAACAACCTTCAAATCATTTTGGTGTACACCGATACCGCTGTGTACCAGATGCAGTACGTAGGAGCGCCTTACGTATTTAGCTTTACCCTTCTGCAAGAAAACATCTCGATCATTTCACAGAACGCTGCTCTCACAGCCAACAACGTGACGTGGTGGATGGGCATAGACAAGTTCTACATGTACAACGGCACGGTGCAAACCCTGCCCTGTTCGTTGCGTCGCTATGTGTTCAGCAATATCAACAAAGCCGAGCAGTGGCAGGTTGTTGCTGGCTACAACGAAGGCTTCAGTGAGATCTGGTGGTTCTACCCGTCATTGACCAGCACGGTGAACGACAGCTACGTCAAGTTTAATTTCATTGATAACGTGTGGGATTACGGGTCGCTAAACCGTTCGGCGTGGCTGGGTACATCGCTACAGGCGTATCCCATGGGTGCCTATAGCACACAGACGACTTACACGACTGCACTTGTCAACTACTCATATATAACGACTATTCCAGTTGCTGATTCTTCGTCGTTCCCGCAGCAGGGGGCGATTGTGATTGGTAGTGAGATCATCGCTTACACAGGCAATACCGGAACGTCGTTTACTGGATGCACTCGCGGTGCCTACGGCTCTACGCCAAACTCAACCATCCAAGCGTATACGCCGGTCATGGACGTGGTGCCAAACCAGATCATGTTCCACGAATACGGCGTTGATGTGCATACCGTTCCGGGCGTGACGCTGCCAGTCGTAAGCTACATCCAGTCTTCTGATATTGAGATCGGGGATGGACACCACTTTTCATCCATATGGCGCATCGTGCCTGACTTGACGTTCGTCAACTCGTCATCGCAAAACCCGCAGATGACCCTGACCGTTCTTCCACGGTTGAATTCTGGCTCGTCTTACCAACAGAACGTAGACCAACCGCCAGTCAAGAACGTAAGAGACTACGGGGTAGTTCCTCAGTACCCGATTGAGCAATTCACGGGGCAGGTCTACACCCGCATCCGTGGGCGTCAATTTGCGTTCCGGGTCGATACTGGCAATGCCAACGATGCCTATCTGATATACGGGTATCCGTCTACAGCCTTGGGCGTCATGTGGCAGTTGGGCAACATGCGGCTGGACATTAGACCGGATGGACGCCGATGAACGTATCACCCCGCACGATTGCCCCTCCTAGCTTGCCCATCCCTACCCCAAGCTATAGTGCAGTGCACCAAAATATTTTGGCGACCACAATTCAGCAGTTTGGCACCCGGACAGCCAATGCCGTTAATCAACTTTTAAATAGCACACAAACCCCTGCTTATACTGTTGGCACCCTGCCTAGCGCAGCAACCAACATAGGCAAGATAGGCTACGTGACCAATGGTGCGTCTGGTCTTGCATGGGGCGACACAATAACTGCTAGCGGTTCAACTACATATCTGATATGGAGTAATGGACTGAATTGGACGGTTATAGGAAAATGATTCTAATTAGTGGTGGGTACTGATATGAATAAGTATGCCTTTGGTGGAGTAACCCCCGGTTTACCCCGCCCCCTTGCCCATCATCCGCATACGATGGCTAGTGGCCTTGCGTCTCTTGGGCGGCACGGCGACTCCATGCTGGTGCACATGTCCCCAGAAGAAGTTGGTGGGTTACAGTCGCTGGCTCAAGCCCACGGCAAGTCATTGACCACTAACCCTAATACTGGTCTACCCGAAGCGTTCTCGCTCGGCACGTTTGCCAAGGGTCTCTTGCCAACGATTGGCGGTGCGCTCCTTGATGCGTATGTCCCCGGCGCTGATGCCCTGATGCCTGAGATCGCCATTGGCGCAGGGTTGGTTGATAAGCTGTCGGGTGCAAGCACCGCTGATGCCATCAACCTAGGCATGGGTGTTTATGGTGGTTCTCAAGTAACTAGTGGCATGAACAAAATGGGGCAAGCGCCGTTGGCTACAGCCTACGCCACAGATGCCGCTAATGTCCCTGTGTCGGGGCCAGCCCTAGAGACAATGGGACAAAGCATGGCGGCGGCTAATGCTCTTACGCCAACTGAATTCATGCCTAATTCAACATCATTGGATTCGCTTAACTCTGCTGCTGGGGGTGAAGCATCTCAGGAAGAACTTCAAAAGGCTGCGGATGCTTCTAACACAGCCCCGCAGTACGCCCGAAATACTAGTGGTACTTTCCTTACAAGTCCTACTCGCACTGATGTTATTGGGCAGGGGATGCAACAGTTTGCTGATAACCCGTCACAAGCTTCAAAAGATTTTTACAACACCCTTGGCGACACCAATTATCAAAGAATGGCAAAAGCCTACATGATGGCTATGCCCGTGTTGAACGCTTATACGAAAGCCGCAACACCATCTACTCCTTCGTCATCTCTTGGCGCTTCCACAGGCTATCAGTTTTACGTACCTGCTCCCGGCTACAAGACGCTGTGGAACCAAGGCACGGTCAATCCTTTGATTGCCAAACTTGGCTATCTCCCAGCGGGTCAGCCAGCGTTCATTGGGGCAGGATGGAACCCCGGCGCATGGTCTTCAACTCCCGGTGCTAACACCGGCACGGTTCCTTCGGGTACGGGCATGAAGGCTGGCGGCCTTGCGAGTCTTAAGCACTACGCTGCTGGCGGTGCATCGACGGCGGCGGGGGCTATACCAACTTCTGTTGGTGAAGCAATTCTTGCAACCAACGCGCCCTTGCCAACAACCCAGATGGGTACTGATCAAGCTACGCTTCAAGCTGCTAACGCTCAATATCAAAATGGGCTTTTGAATGCGTTGGCTCAGAACCCCAACATGAATTTACCTCCGCCGCCCCCCAACGCTGAAAATAGCTACCTCAGTAACCTTGCTACGGAAGTTTTACCGCAGCCTTATACAAACCCCTACGCTGGTATGACTGGTGGAAGTGGTAGCAGTGGTGGTGGAAAAAACATTGGGGAAACCGCTGGAAGTGAAGCAACGGGCGGTAGCGGGAGTTTAGCTGGGGCTGGTAGTGGCGTAGGTATTGATAGTGCGGGTATTGGTAACGGCACTATTGATACATCAGGGACACAAGATATTTCATCCAACGTACCACTGGGTGATACAGTCCCTGCGACCCCGCCGGGTTCAACACCAAGTTCAAAGCCAAGTTCAAACAACTCTGGTTTGAAAGGATTGGCTACTAATGCTTTTAACGAAGTGCAAGGGTTTAGAAGCGCCCATCCTTTCTGGTCTTCGTTGATTGGTGGCATGGCTCTTGGCCCTCTAGGGGCATTAGGTAATATGGTATTACCGAAAGGGCAGGTGACTGTTGAAGGCGATACTGTCCAAGGTACTAATCAAACTTCAAGCGATACATCCGGAAATGCTCCCGACACAAGTGCATCCAGCCAAAACATAGCGAATCAAGCAAACTCAGATAGCCCGTTTTCCACTACTCCCTATAATCCAGTAGGGGCTTCGGGTGTAGATCTTGGTATCGGTGAAGGAAGCGGTGGTTTTGGTAGTGATATCGGCGGTTTTGGTAGTGATTTTGGTGATAGCGGAAAAGCGGGTGAAAACCCAAGAGCGCATGGCGGTTATATCCACGCTATGGCGGCAGGTGGTTTAGGTTCGTTCCCAGATACTTATGCTGCTGGTGGTAAGTTGTTGCGAGGAGATGGCGATGGAATGTCCGACTCGATTCCGGCAGTCATTGGCGGCAACAGACCGCAACGCGCCGCGCTTGCTGATGGCGAGTTTGTTATACCGGCAGATGTTGTATCGCATCTCGGAAATGGCTCAACAGAAGCGGGATCCAAAAAACTCTACGCGATGATGGACAAAGTGCGCATGGCTCGCACGGGTAATCCAAAGCAGGGCAAGCAAATTAATCCTGACAAGTACTTGCCGGTATAAGGAATAACTATGGCACTTCCAACACAAAGTTCTTCGGCAAATACTAATACTTCTGCCACTACTAGCAACCCGTTGGCGGGTACGTCCCTTAGTACATACGCCACACCTACCAATCTGGCAACGGGGTCAGGTACACCGTCAAGTTCGGCATCAAACGCCACGACGACTAATGTCTACCAGAACACCATCCCGCCAGAGTTGATGCCCTATGCGATGGAGGGTTTAGGTTCGCTATCGAACTTAATCTTTAACGGGCCGGGGTATCAGCCTTATACCGGACAGCAGGTAGCTGGGTTCTCGCCTGAGCAAACTCAAGCTTTCCAAAATATACAGCAGATGCAGCCTTCGGCTTATACCGGTCAGGCAGCGAATCTTGCAGGGATGGCGGGGACTAACCAATTTACTGGTGCCAACGTCAACCAGTATATGTCTCCTTACGTCAACGATGTTATCGCTCAACAACAGCAGGGCGCTATTCGCGGCTACGCTCAACAGCTCCCCGGTATGGCGGGTGTCGCTACCCAAGCAGGGGGTTTAGGCGGTTCTCGTGAAGCACTTGTTAATGCGATGGGGCAACAGGGGCTTGAGCAACAATTACAGAACATCCAAGCGACTGGGTTACAGAACGCATTCCAGAACGCGCAGGGGCAGTTCAATACTGCCAATCAAAACCAACTCGCCGCTTCTGGTGCGTTGGGTAATCTCGGTATGCAAGATTACACTCAGAATGCCGGTATCAATACTGCGCTACTGGGTGCAGGTGCACTGCAACAAGGACAGGAACAAAACGTCTTTAATAATTCAATGCAGAATTACTACAATGCGTTGAACTTCCCGTACCAGCAACTTAATAATCTTATGGGTGCTATAAACAAAGTGCCTGTTGCACAAAGCGCATCTACGATGTATGCGGCACCGGCAAACGCAACAGCTATCGGTGCGAATCTTTTAACCGGACTTGGCAGCTTCTTTGGGCCTTCGGGGTAATTTATGTACGACCTTCTTAAATCAGTCAAGCCTCCCCAGACAGCCATGAAGATGAATGCTGTCGAGCAAAAAGCTCGTCAGTTAAAAGCTCAGAACATGCCCGATGATCAGATTCGTGCAGCGTTGGGACAAGAAGTTTTGGATACAAATGGGATGGTTAGCCCAGCCATGTTGTATTCGATGTTGTCTGACATACAGAAAACTAATCCAGCATTGCCGCAGCCACCTACAACGAGCATCGCAGGGCAAGCTCAAAAATTAAATTTAGATCGTATGCAGCAGTTGCTGTCGCAAGCCAACCCACCTCCTCAAGTCCCGCAAGCACCGCAGACGGGTCAGCCTCCACAGATGGGGCAACCCCAGATGGGTCAGCCGCCAGTGATTGGCCCCGGCGCACCACAACCGATGTCTATGCCAACTGCTCATGCTCGTAGCGGTGGCCTCGCTGATATTGCAGTGCACAACATTGGCAAAAATTATGCTGGCGGTGGCATTGTTGCGTTTGATGAAGGTGGCGATATTCAGTCGGCACTGATGACTGCGAATTACGCTGATGTGTTATCACGAAGCAGCGAGCAGTCGCCAAACGCAGGTGGCAGACCTGTGCAAGCGCCTCAAATGGTTCCGTCTGATATAGATTTTTCTGCCGCACATGGTGGGCCGGTTAAGAAGTATTCTGGGCCGTATGGTTCAGATGTGTCTAACGATGCCCCTTATGTACCGTTTGAGCAATCTGTGTTGGGCAACACTCTTAGTTCAGTAGGTAACTTCTTTGGGAATACTGTACCTAATGCTTTTAACCAAGGGATGCAAGGAGCAGGGGCAGGTTTCTATAATCAAAATGCGTTACAGCAAAATGCCGCAGCAAGGCTTATTGGTGGGCGAACACAAAATCTAATGCCTCTCCCCGGTGTTGGTTCTGGCCCTTACTTGCCCTCTGCTCCAATACGTACTCCCGGTGAAGCAATGTCAACTTTGTTTGGCACCGGTAAACTGCCAGACCCAACGCAGCCGTTTGGTAGCCCAAGTCAGTTTAGTGGCCCATTCTCTCCAGCATTGATCCATCCCGCTGCGGCTATTGCATCGCTTCCGGATGACCACACTGCCACAGATCGAGTTGCAGCGGCAGACGCGAGCGGCCACCCACCATTGGGCAGTATCTGGACTGATGAAATCAAAAAGAGACTTAATGATCTTGGCCCACGTCCTACGTTCGATTCTGTTCATGATCAGTTCATGAAAACTGAAAAAGAAATGGGGATTGGCGACGCCTTCAATAAAGTGTCTGGCATTATTGGCGACGGTCGTGCGCGAGCTGATGCCATGTATAACGCAGGTACTGCACCGGGGGGCTATGCCGATTTAGCTGGTATGAGTGCCGGACTAAATCAAGCGGGCCTTCGTGGGAATCAACCCGGTTATGTTCCCGGTCTTGCGGGTGTTGCGTTATCACTTGGCAGAAACTTTGCAGCCCAAGGTGCAGCAAAACAAGAACTTGCTGCTCAAAGAGCGGGGGCGCTTAACAACCTTGACAAGTTGCAGACAGATGCGTTGATGAACGAGGAGGCTCGCAAGTCGCAGAACCTGCGTACTGAAGCAACGCTTAGCCGTGAAGATCTTAAACAGTACACGAATGAAGTTGATAGCCTCCTGAGAACAGGCATGGGCGCGGATGAAATTAGGGAGCGTCTGATGATGGCTGGAGTTAGTAAGGCCCAAACAGACATGATCATGCAGGAAAGACTTGAAACTTCAAAACAGAGCGCTGAAGACCGTCGAAACTATCAACAAGGTGTGATTGCTTCAAAATATCAAATGCCTATAAGCCAACTTTCTAAAATTGTACAAAAACCTGAATATGCAACTGATCCAAAGTTGCAAGCACAGGCACGGGCGTTGGCGATGCAACTCACCGCTGCTGGTATTGACTTGAGCGGATTTATGCCCGGCGGGGGAGTCCCACCGGGGGTAACGGTGACTAAGGTACCGTCGTAAATGGCTGTTGATTTAGATCAGATCATCAAGGATCAGGGGGCTGAAGAGTTAGCCCCCACGATCAAATCTATCTATCAAACTGAGTCTAGTAGTGGCCGTGCTGATACATCTAAAGTAGGGCCGGGGGGCGCTCTCGGCCCGATGCAGGTCATCAAGCCTACCTTCGACCAGATGAAAGCTGAAGGTAGGATCCCAAAAGATGCTCAGTGGAATAACCCCTACGACAATGCAGCGGCTGGTGTTGCCTACATCAAGTCGAACAGTGAACGGTTTAACACCACAGACCCTTACTTGCTCCGTGCCACTTATCTAGGTGGCCCCGGTGTCGTCAGGCCAGATGGCACGATTGATACTTCACGACGCGATGCGTTAGGCACTAGCGTAGGCGAGTATGCAGCAGGTTATGGTTCACCCGGAGCTAGAGCGGGGGCTGGGTCTGCCAAAGATACCTACGAAGTAAAATGGAACGATGGCAATACTTATCGGGTAGAACTCCCGCGTGGTACGCCCTCACAGATGGCTTCGTACTATGTGCAGAAGTTACATTACTCAGACACCCCGCAAACACCTCCTGCTGATGAAGGCCCAAGTTCGCTAGGCGTTGCGGCACGTGCAGCGGAGAGGAATGTTATTCCTGCGGCTGTGGGTTCGTTAGTAGGCATAGCCGCTAGTCCGTTAGGATCATTTATTCCCGGTATTGGTAATCTTGCAGCGGGTTATGCTGGCGCTGTTGCAGCAGGTTCTGCTGTTGAAAAAGCGCAAGAATCTTTTTTAGAAGCCCACCCTGATTTAGCCAAAGCGTTGGGGCAAGACGCAGAAACCCGCGCCGCTGATGAAGCCGCCCACCCGATGGTCAGCACATTAGCTGGTGTAGGTACAAATATTATAGCTGGCGGGTTCAGGCCCAGCTATGGGGGGCTTAAGTCTTTACTAGGGGTTGGTGAAGAGGCACTAGGTAAAGCGTGGGGGCAAACGGCAAAAGGCGCTGCAATCATGGGCGGTATTAATACCGCCGAACAAGCCTTTAGCGACCAGCCTTTCGATCCATACAATCTTGGGCTAAACGCTCTTATTGGTGGCACGTTCCATACTCCCACTGCATTGGGCAAGGGGTTTATGAGGATTGGCGAAGGCTTTACATACGGAGTTACCCCCAAGAGCGTTCAAGAGGCATTGAAGTTCCCGGAACGAGAGGGAGTGCCACCTCGTGGGCCTATAATTTCTTCTGAATCACCAGACATCCAAGAACCCGTGCCACCTTCGGTACCTACCGACGATCAAGTTGTTAACCACACTGATAGCTACGACACCGCTAGAAACTTAAACGTAGGCGATCGAGTCCTTACTCCAGATGGTCGCTTTACTGTCTATGCCCACGCAATAGACCCTGATACTGGTGATCATTCATTCCAAGGTCGATGGGATAATGGCGTAGATGTACACCACGCATTGGTAGATTCTTACGGTGAGCCACCAAGAAGTCGAGAACCCGAAGATCAACATGTATCGTATGGTGACGCTACTTATAATTTAGATGAGATGGCTCGCCATATAGCCCCCAGAGTTCTTGATCAAAATCCGGAAACTGGCGATAGCGTTTTAAGTTGGGGGGCTGACATACACCCCAGTATAAAACCAGTACCATCTAATTCCCCAAATACAACTTATAAAGATGTATATGAGGGGCTGAAAGCTATTTTTGGAATCCATACTAATCGTTTGATTAATAGTGGGTTTTTAAGACTGGATCAGTCTTCACCGATTGATGTAAGTTCTGGTTATTACGACCCCAATGTAAATTCAGTTGTTTTTAACGTAGACAATTTACATTTAGATGCTGACGGTAAAGTCAAGCCTAGTTTTTTAAAAGAATTGATGATTCATGAGATTGGGGTGCATGCAAACATAAAAAACATGCTTGGCCCTGACTTGTATCAAAAAGTTCTAGATCGCGTTGATCAAGGAATTAAAAATAATGAAGCCCCGTTCGTAGAAGCTAACAACCAAGTACCAGCAAACACTAATTCAATATATTTACAGGAAGAACGTCTTGCATATCTTGTAGGTAAACATCCCGAATTGCCATTGGTCAAACAGATATTTAGCAATATCAAAACTTGGTTTTGGCAAAAAATGGGAGGCAGATGGGTAGATCTTACTGCTGATGATCTTCGTACACTCGCGCTCTCATCTCTTAAAAAATCATTCGATCTTGTTGAAGAAGGTCGTCTCAGTGGAACAAAACCCGGAGAATCACCTACGGGAATTAACCCCAGTACGGAAACCACCGAAGAAAATAATATAGATGCTGCCAATGCAGCCTTGGATGAAGGAAAAGAACCGCCTCCCGGTGCTGAAGCATCACCTGTTCCGCAAATGTCAAGCGTGCGTGTTGAAGCGCCGCCTGAACCCGGCAGTATTGAAGATACAGTCGGTAGGATCAAAGAAGGGATGTCGCAGAATGAACAGAAGAAAGTTGATTCTGGAACTTTTATTGGCAAGCTAAAAGAGTTCGTCCAAAAATTCCGTGACCGTCCGTACACTCAGTTGATCGAAAAATTCCAAGACCAGCATCGTCTTTTAAGTGATCTACAAAAATCACTTGAACTACAGCACGGTAAAAAATGGGTTATTGAGAATGGCCTCAATATAGGCGATGCCGTAACCAATACCCCCAGTGCGGCTGAACGTCCTGCTGTAAACAACCTTACGAATATTTTACATGACGCACTTATAAATTACAGTAAGGCCACTGGCCGGTCGTGGTCTCAGTCCCTTGCTGATTTTAAGATGTGGTCTATAGGCATCACGGAACCCAAGCTGCGAGACTATCTGTGGCGTATGCGGGTACCGTTAAGCACCGATCCAATCATAACGCTGCCTAATGGTTCAAAAATAAGCCCTGCGGATTACCGCAAACAAATAGTTGACACTATAAATAATCTTTCGTCTGAGCATTACACTAAAGCCGAACGAGAACGAATAATCGATCATTTACGTGACGAACTGGATAGGATTACTGACGGTCAATACGTTGACATAAATGGCTATAGCCCAGATGAACATATCATGGCTACTAAAGCCATTCTGCGGGATGACCCTGCCTATTCTGTAGTAGGTAATTGGCACCCGGAAACGATTGAAGGTTTCCAAAAAGATCTGGCTGCTGCCCGTGAAAAGTTTGGCCCTCAGATAGACGCTGTGTTTGCTGCTGAGAAAGCCTTGCGTGAAAAAGTCACCGACATCGAACGTGCGGCTGGCAAGTGGGGAGACCACGTAGATAATTGGGTACGGTTCAATCGTCGTGGTGATACGTACTTTACTTTGAAAGGAAGTACGGAAAGACCCGACTTCGATGAGATTACTGGGCAACGGGTAAACAGAGATTTGTCCAAAGTTGTCGATGCGCAAGAAGGCCGCATTACGGAGTCGGATAACCCGATAACCCAAACTATAGCAGATGCTGAAGTTGGGCTACGTAGGTTGGACAACAAAGCATTAATAGATGCTGTCTACAACGCTGCCAAGAAAAATTTAATCCCCGGCGCTAAAGTTCTAACAGAACCTCTTGAAGCTGGTGAAGCTGCTCGGGAGTTTTTTGAAAACAACAACCCTGACAACGTGGTACTCCATCCACGTCCAGATGGCAAATACGACGTTATCCAATTCAAAGACAAGCAGTGGCGCGATGCTGTCAAGGGCATTATTACTCCCCCGAACCCGATCATAAGTAATGTTGGTAGGGTGACGAGAGGTATTACATTGGGGTTCACTCGGTTCAACCCTGCGTTCGCACCGTCAAATGCTGTGCGCCACGGTATGACCAACCTAGGCAACATCATGGCGAGTGAATACGGCCCTCTTGCTGCGGGTCAAATGATGGGTCGGATGTTTACGCAAGCCATCAAAGGGTCTCCGTTCAAAGCTGCGCGAGCATCGTATTTAATTGAGACAGGTAATAAAGCAAAGCTAGAACAACTTGCCAAAAACGATGACTTCTACAAGAACATTCTTGATTGGGATAATGCAGGCGGCAGGATGTCGTTCTCCAAAGCCTACGGCACCAATGACGCTGCCACGCGTTCTGTTATGGAAAGTTTTAACAGAAAGCCCGTTACCCGGACGCTTGACCAGATCAAGCTGGTGTTTGACACCTACAACAACATGTTTGAATTCATGAACCGTGAAGCGGCTTTCGACACCATAAAAAAAGCCAACTTGAGAAACGGCATGACCGAAGAACAAGCCATTGAGTCTGCGTCTGCCTTCACCAAGAATCTTCTTAACCTTGAAAAGAAAGGTCACTACAGTCAGGCAATGGGTTCGTGGTTCCCGATGTTCAAGGCCGAGGCAACGGGTGCTGTTCGTCAAACCGACGCGTTGCTGTCGCCTTTGTTTCAGAGCGCCAACAGTTATTTGAGAAGCAACTGGACGCAGGGCATGGGGCATCAAGTTTTTGGTGCACTGTATCGTTTGCAGCAAATAGAAGACAGCAAAAAACTTGGCATTAAATCCCTTGAAGGTGCTGAAGAGTTTTACCAAAAAATTATTGACAACGACCCCGGTGCGCAAAAGTTTATTGAGAACTACAACAAGCTGCGTAGGAACGCCGCCATTACATTAGGCGCGGCTATTGGCTTCGGTTACATGATGTACAACCGCTCACGTGCAATGGGACAAAATGATGAAGACGGGCGTAACGAGGTTGCTTCGGATGACCACCGTTTGTGGGTTCGTAGTATGCGGGTGCCTGTCAGTATCTTTGGCGATCAAGCCACCAAGTATTTTGGCAAAGACACCCAGTTCATCAACATGCCGTGGGGCTTTGGCACGGGCGCGTTTGCATCAATAGGATCACAGATGGCTGCGTTGGCGAACGGGGATATCAAACCAGAAGAAGCTGTAACTAATATGTCGGTTGCCGCCAAAGAGTCGTTCCTGCCCCTGCCGGTCGAGTCGATTGATATGTTCAAAAAGAACCCAATGGGATGGGCATTGACTTCTGCGGCTCCAGCACCAGTACGCCCACTGCTCGAATACGCGTTCAACATGGACGACTTCGGACGGCAGATTTATAACCCACGTCCATCTCGCTACGGTGAAGTTGGTGGAGACAGTACTTCGGAAGCGTTCAAATCGGCTGCGGATACTATTGCTAAAGTAACAAATGGCATGTGGATGCCTAACCCTGATGAGTTGCAGTTTGCGTTCAATCAGTATGCTGAAGGCTTAACCACGATTGGTAACAGCGTAATGAGCATCTACAACTTCGTAACGGGCAAAGAAGACTTTGATCCCAAGAAAGACTTACCGTTCTTGAGTAGCTTCCTTGGGCGTAAGACCGATGTTGATGCTCGTCAGTATTCTGAGATAAACGACGCGTTGGTGAAAAACAAAAAGATTCTGGACAACTTTGAGTCTCGTGGCTTTGATGACGCCTATGATCGGTATGTTGAAACCCATCCCGATGCTGAAATGCTGCGTCAGTATTACGTTACCAACCGCGAGCATTTGAACAAAATCAATGCAGAAATGAATAAAGTTCGTGACCAAGACCAAACTCCTCAAGAACGTCGAGATGAACTTGAGGACTATAAGGACATGCGCAGAATGATCATGCGCGATATGGTCGATACTTACAACGAATCAGAACACTAGGCAACGCGCCACACCCGTACACCAAGACAATCATCTTTAGTCGTTGAGAAGATTTTGACCTTCACTTTGGCGACTTTGGCACGAGTGTCTATGATGTAAGTAAGTTCCGCTGGTCTGAGTGTGGGGATAAAGAAACTATCCCCAACACTCATCCATTCAAACGGCAACAAAAACTCGGGTTCTGCTGGTGGCTGCATTAATGTTTTGGATTGTCTTTGACGATAAGCATTTCAATATCAGATGGGTCTAGCTTGAAGACCCAACAGTGTACTGGCCCTACGACCGATGCTTCGCCCCAGCCAGCACCAATCCTCTTTTTCTCGGACTTGATAAGTATTCCTCGTTCCTGCATCACGTGTTCAAACTGGCTAATGTTGAGTTTTTGTTTGCCGCCGATGTAGTTCTTGATGGCTTGTTTGTGCACCCAGACCAACTGGCTGTCCAACTCAATGCGCCCAATAAAAGCATGGTGGGTTGGAAAGTTTATAATGGTGTCGCCGTCCATCTTCAAGAACGAGTGCAGGTTGTCGTTCATAAAGGTATTGAACTCGTCAGGGTAATTAGCATCGTTGCTGTTAGTGCGGTCACGGAAATCAATCATGGCTTTCATGACTTCCTCATAAACTCGTTCAAGATCAAGTCTAATGATGTCGGCCTTGTTGGCAATCTCCCCGCCTGTAAACGATGCACTAACTAAGCTACGGTAGAACCTATACTTGGTGTGCGTTCCAAACGACTTATCAAACCGACTGCCCCAATAAGCCAAACGGATGCTGATTTCATCGAACCCCATAGCGTAGACGGCTTTGATGAATTCGATTCCTGCATGACCGTAGTTATGGTTGAAAGGCTCAATGATCATAGGGCCAAGCTCAGGGTGCCGTTCAAACAGTTTGGGTGTCTGCACCATGAACTGAACGAAACGGGCGATTTCGCCCTCGGGGTTCTTCTTGTACTGGCGTAGAATATCCAGCACGTCAGCGTTGGAGTTCCACAACGAGATAAGCGATGCAAAGGCTTCGATGTCGCGTTCTTCATTCTCGGACGACTGCATCCTCGCCTTGGGCTTGCCGGTAGATACTTGGAAGATAAACTTGGAAAGCTGTTCTGGAAGCCGGGAGTGCACCTCGTCAAGACCAAACATAATGTTTTTTAAGTTGAGCATACGCCCCACAAGTACGTTGTCGGTCGCGTTGTTCTCCTGCAAACACAAGCCACGGGGGTCTCCATAGACACTCAACCCCGCCAACATTGCCGCAGACTTGCCAGCACCCGATGGGCCTGAGTAGCACACCGACACGCCGGGAGTGTTGGTCAATGACATCAGGGGGGAACCGAACGCGCACAGCATGGCGAAGGCTATAGGCTCAAGCGACGGTTGGTTTAACTGCCTTGCTGAGTTCTTCCACACTTGGAAGCTACCGGTAGCTGGCATGATCTTGGCAAGTTTGCGTACACCGGGAGAAGCAGCGGTCTTACGCACCTCTCCGCTCCGGGTAATCTCATTGAATCCAATGACAAAAGAATCCATGTGATCAGTCCAACCCATCTGGGTCTGCATCTGCTCGGCGGTTTTCATGTTAATAAAGTAATCATTCCATTTGCTCATGTAGTCAACCATCCTTTGGATCAGTGCTGTGTTTGGGTGTGTAGGCATCACATCGTAACTAGCAAGTAACTCTCTAAACTTGTCATTACCAATGGATATGTACTTCACCGGCAAATCAAACTCCCGATCTGGATCTTTGGGGAGCATGACTTTTACTGTAAGAACTGCGCCATCGCGCTTGCTGAAGATGCGCGTTGTTGGATAAAAGATATGTCGGCAGATCATGACGGCGGGGGGATCTACCTCCTTGCCCTTCTTGTCATACTCAATCGGCGGCTTGTACCACAAGGCGTTATCAGCACCCCATGAATACGGAAACAATTCTTCGGGAAGTTTAGGAAGGCCGGGAGGCATTTTCTCGGGAGGTAGTGGCTTGACTCGTTTGCCCAACGCCACAGGGGATCCGATCTTGCCTTTGAAGTGACAGCCATCACACCCTTTTGGGTAAACGCCCTCTATGGTGTCACATCGCTGCGGTGCATCATTCTTTAAAGTTTCTTGGGCTTTAAGAACCGTCTTGTCGTAATCGTAACCGGGGTGTCCTTGCGAAACGACGTGTACAGCCTCTTCGCCATCCACACAATGAGCGGCAATGGACAGCAGCCAAAACCATTCTGGGTACTTCTGCTTGGCCGGGGCAGCGACCAATCTCTTGATCTGGGCGCAGCCGTTGTCTTCTAGGGACTTCTCCAGCACGTCTTGAAAATAATTCTCGGTGCCGTCGAATTTGCCCTTGTTACCAATGCTGGCAGTATCTTCATCCAATCCCTTCGGAATCTGGGCTAGAACATCTATAGATGGTGAATTATTCCCGGTGTTAGAAGTTACCCGCCCAAAAATAATTGACTCTATATAAACAAGTTCATGTACGACCACCGAGCTGGTCAGTACGCTGGTCGGGCTGGGCGGGTTTGTTTTATAGTTAAAAGTGTCTGGGCAACGCATGAGCCGGGAAGCATCGGCTGTCACTGAGGGGTCTATGAGCAACCCCTTGTCCACGCAAAATTGTTTAAATGATTCAGCCAGCGGTTTCCATTTTTCAATCGGGATATCTTGCGTGAGTATCCAGAAGGCTTGGATGCC